TATTGAGTTCATGCATGCTTGCACAGTACGCCCACCACGCTTGACTGTATTGCCACATAAGTTCTTGTTGTGCTTAGGGTCTTTTGGCAGTGGGTATACTCTAGCTTTCCAACACCCACCATTATCACAGCACCCAAACGCACCATTAGTGTGTAGTATTTGATGATTACAATACCAACTCCACGAAGTTGGCTCACGACCACCAAAGATTGTGACACATGGCTTACGCTCAGACTTCTCTTTAGGTGGCGTTGCAGCCGCTAGATGCATCAAGAAGCTGGGTCCACTGACGCATCCATCTGCGTTATACACAAGCGACATGATGCCACGTATGTCTTTGTTGAATCTATCAGTAAGGTCGATGACGTTGGTGAGCTTCTCAACAAGCAAGTCGCTCTTGCCAATGACAACGAACTTAATCAGACCATCGAAGTGATTAATAACATCTTGGAACTTACGCCAATCCCATACTTTTGCTGTGCAATCACGCTTACCACCAGGTGCAATAACCCAATATCTATCAACACCATAAGCTTCCTTGATGAGATTTTTTTCTTTCTCAGCATCTGTTAAATGTATATCCCCACGTTGTCGTGTAAAGTTCTTACAGAAGCCAGAGTATTTTTTACCAATAGAGAGAAATGGTTCTTTACCTTTTGACTTCTTGTTGTCGCTCAGAGATGGGTCACCAATAGCACCATTAGCATAGGCGGAACAGAACTCACCAAGACTTAGCCCGAGTGTTTTATGAGTATCAGCAATAGCAATCATATCAAACAAAAACATGCTCGTAAAATGCATGTTCGTGTTGTTGACATTACCTATCATGGGGTAGCCAACTCGATAATACTCTACGTCTTCATCGCCTTTATTGAGAGTTCTATCGAGATATGGATTATTTTCCCAGAGTTCTTTTTGATTGCTGTGTACGTTAATATGTATATCGGGAAACAAGAGCTTGAAGTCACGCACCCCTGCTGTAAACATCAGCCCATCACCAAGTGCTCTATTGTGAGCAAAGATAATCTTGCGTGTGCCCATCACACCCCCGTTAGCTTAAGTAGCGTCTCATTGTTTTACGTGTTGAACCAGCCATAATTACGTCGTCATTAATAACATTTATGATTACATTTGGGTCACGAGCTATACTTGCAGGAACAAACGAAGGGTCAATGACATTGACTAATGTGATGGTCTGCGCCTTGTTCTCTGATGATGGAACAACAGCTTCTCCTTTGTGGAGATACGCCAACATATTTCTTGGTACATAGTCAGTGCCTGAAGCAAAGCCAGGAACACTAGCCCCTCCAGCTCCCGCTCCCACAGGTATTGGACCTGGGAGTTGAGCCGACGTTGCGCCAGCACCACCACCAAAACCAAATAGTGTCTTTACTCCTTTTCCAAAGATATCTAACAGTGAAGTAGAAGCCTGACCACCTATGTCTGCTTGAAAACTATGATATGAAAATGCCATATGCGCAAGAGACTGTCCCCAAGCATCAAGCATACCTTTGATGAATCCATTAATAAATGTTTGTAATGCGTTATCAAGAATACTCTGCCACACCTCTGCGAATGTTGTTGTACCTTTAATGAGGTCAAAGACTGTAGTGCTCCATGTTGATTGTATCGACTTTGCATATGATTTAAATTTGTCTCCAAGATAATTAGATTCTTCGTCCATGTAGTCTTTGAAGAATTTATACTTCGACACAAGCAAATCAGCAGTATCAGCTCCTGTTTCACCTAGGTCTTTAATAATCTCTTGAAATTTAAGAAAGGCATCTTTAGGCAACATGTCTTTTAATTTTGACATAACGTCTGAGATGTCGTCAATTCCAAATTTAATATCTTTAAAAGTTTCGCTAAAACCATCTTTCATCCAGTCTAATGTAAATCCCATCGATTCCTTTAACTTCTTGCTCCCTTCGTCAAACTTTTCTACATAGTAATCAATTGCATAAGTAAGAAACTTAGGAAGTTTAAATTTCTTAAACGAATCCACCGCATATTCTATAAATATTTTTAATGTATCAGCTAAAATCTTTATAGAATTTTTTACGTTATACACCATCTTTCGAAACGTCTCTTGATACTTATGTATTACAGCGGCTCCCAATATGAGAACAGCGACAATACCAAGTAGTGGCACTAGCAAAAGACGTAACTGGAATATAAATTTAGATATGCCCATATCCTTCAGTTGCATTCGCATGACAACCAATTTAAGATTCATTACATTTAACGTGGGTATCACCATGCGTCTTAAGCGATGATTTAAAAGAGTCCATCCTTTGGTCATCATTCCTAGTGGGTGCAATACAGACCATAAAACTTTTCCTGCGGTTGTCCAGCTCGCAATAAGAATCTTACCAAGCAGTCCAACCCCTAGCAATCCTTGCGTCATCAATCCATTAATTATCATTCCAACGCCTAGTACAGCAATGCTTAATGCGCTGAACGCTCCTGAAAGCATGACAATCCACTGGACCCATACAGGAGCATTGATAAAAGCTTCCACTAGCATGCGCATGCCATTAACAACTACGCGTACTGCTGGGGCAAGTTTCTCACCAATTATCTGCATAGCAACAAGCAGTGTGTTCGCAAACTTCTTAAACTGTGCTTGTAATCCCTGCATCTGTACATCAAACATTCTCTGCAGTTGAGCGGCATCACGCACAGCAGTGATATAGTCTTCCCAGTTGACTATGCCTGCTTTGATTGCTTCGGCAGATGCTGATGCTCTTAGTCCAAATATCTTAAACGTGTCAGCCAGAGTGACGTTCTCATCGTTCAATTTTTTCATAACGGCTGCAAAACCAAGAGTTTGAATATCTAAGTCTTTTACTGTCAGCGCGTAGTCGTTCAATACTTCAGTGACTTGTGGGGTGTCTTTTAATGTTCCTTGCAAGATTCTTCTAAGATGACGTCCTGACATACCAGCTTGAACACCTGCATCATGAAGCATAGCGAGAGCGGCAGTAGTTTCTTCGATTGATATATTCATGCTTCGCGCAATAGGACCAAGATGTTTCATCGCTTGCCCCAGCCAATCAAGTTTTAACTGAGAGCTTGATATACCTGCCGCAAAGACTTGTGCGAAATGCGTTGCATCTGAAGCATCTTTACCAAATGCTTTGAGAGTTTGTGATATGATTCTACCAGTGTCCGCCATATCGGACTGCGTAGCTGTGGCAAGTTTCATGATAGGCGTAATGGCTTTAAAGATTTCACCTGCACTCAGACCAGCAGACCCTAAGAAATACATCGCGTTGGCAACTTCAGTAGCTGATTTTGTCCCCATCCTTCCAAGCTCTTGTGCTCTATCGCTCAGGATGCTCATTTCATTCGATGTTGCATTGGTCACTGATGCAGTGTTCTTCATAGCTTGGTCAAATTCAGCAAACTTCTTCACAGAGAGACCAGCAAATGCGACAATTGCAGCCGACACACCTAATAGAGCATACCCCATGCGGGACTGTATCATGCCAGCATAGTATGAAGCTCTGCCAGACATTTCTTTAAATGCCCTTTCAGATGATGCTTGTAAAGGCCTTAGTCCAACAGCGTTAAAAAATATATCAACTCTACCTTGAGCTTTAGCTGGCATGAGTTATCTCCCTCTAATGCCTGATTCTTTTATCTTTTTTTGTGTCCAATCCATTACGATATCTCGCATCTTATGTATATTTGTTCTAGTGATATTACTCCATGGTCTACCAGGTACTAAAGCACCCTTTCCAACCGGTGTCATGGTGCCCCGTGGCTGGTCGTGAACACTAGCGTATGGAACATCGCTTCCAAAATATATACGATTAGGCTTGCCGACAGGCACATACTGTGTGTAAAACCCAGCACCACCTGTAGCTGACCTACGAAGTCTTCCAGTGAAATGTAACAACTTGTGCGAACCCATTGTTTTTATTGTATATAGAGAATGTTCTTTCCACTTAGGAATACCTTCTCTATCAAAACGCTCTGCAACAACTTGACGAGAGAAATAATCGACAGCAGATTTTTTGAGTGGTTGTCGCATGTCAGACATCTTACGACTAAGACTTCTCATGCCTGCGCGGACACCTGAAAAGTCACTCTTTACACGTACCTGTAGAGCACCGACTCCTCCTACACCAAGAGTTTGTATTCTAGTAGACATAATTATCTCCTGTGCGCATTTTGAGAGCGAGCTTTTTGGTCCATCTCACGCTGTTGCTGTGCTTGTACAGCGGCAACCTCTGACATGATAACAGCAAATTCTTCTATCACTCGTTTTGGTTGCTGATAAAATTCTTCTATCGTCCAATGAAACTCTTTACAAAACGAGTATATGGACAGAGTTTCGGGCGGTTGTTTTAAACCTGCTTTGGAAGCTGAGGCTCTAACCGCCCGCTTAAGTTTTTTATCGTATCCTCATTCAAGTTATTAAGCTTGATTGCTTCTTCTAATACTTTAGTAATAAATGCACTGCTGAGAGTGTCGAATACACTACCATTGATAGCGAGCTTTTCGTTCTTCTCGTTAGTCAATGACCAATCTGTAATGGTACTCTCAAGAAATGTATCGACTGCCTCAATCTGTTTACCATCAGTGGTAAGCTGTGTAATCTTCTTTTGTACAGCATACGAATACTGTCCAAGAGTGACCTTCTCACCTAATACTTCAATTTCTTTTGACTCACCTAAATATTTTTTTGTCATCAGTTGTCTCCCCTGATGTTGTGTGGGGTGGCTGTTACACCACCCCACTGGTTATCTATACACTGGATTCAGAATTAATTACTTTCATTCTGACTTCCCACTTAGAACCATCACCTTGGTCGTCGTCATACAACGCGACGAAAGGCATGTCATGATAGATTAAATCAGCGCCGCCAACAACAGGTGTATCACCTGTGAAGACAATGCGCGGACAATCAATTTGCAAGACATGTGCTTGAGTACCGGCACCTATCAAATCATCAGCAGTAAACTTAAGACGTAAAGCTGTCTCAGTCCCGCCAGTATAGCGATTGTACATACCGAGGTCATCAAACTCAAGATTAAGTGTTCCAGTTACATCTCTAAAACCACTACGCGGTATAGCGACTCTATAGCGTGAACCTAACTTCCCTTTATCTTCTTTAAGATTGTTATTAACTGTTAGTGAAAAACCGCTAACTTCTTGTTCACTACCATCAATATTAATAACACCCTCATCGAATGTAAATGGATTCAGCGCAGAAATAGAACTCGCTGAAGTAGGGTCTGCCTGAGATGTTGCTTCCTCTTTGCCTAAGAAACTGAATGTCGCGGTCAACGGCTCATTAACTGAGCAATTTAACGCTAACTGGTTTATCTTACACCCGTTATAGGTGAACGTTCCACCAGCAATACCGCTTCTTCCAATTTCAACTCTAAGACCCTCAGGCAGAGTTCCACTTGGGTAAATATCGTGGACATAATGGTCACCAGCACCACTAGGGCCCGCAGTTACTACTCTACCAAGGGCATGCTTAAACAATGTTATCATGCCAATTGGTTGCACTTCAACATTTAAATCTCCACCAACGCGCTCAGCGCCTTCTCTGAAA